TCCGGTCGAACTTGATCAGACCGATCTGTCCCTGCGCAAGTCCGTCCAGCAACCGGACCCGGCCCTTTTCGAACCAGTTGGCAGCAAAGCCCAATGCGCCGGACAGTCCGAACACGCGCCCCTCAACCTGCGTCGCAATGGTCAGGTCCACCGAATAACCCGGAAGGCCCAGATCAAAGCGGCACTGCGCATCGCCCAGAATTGCGGCACAGTTGCGCTGATACACCCTGCCCTGAGGCTGGTTCAGGGATTCGGTCAGGCCGCGCAGTTCAGCCCGGAACGCCCCCCCGGACCGGACGATCTCGCCGAAGGTTCCGCGGAATTGCACCAGACGCTGTCCGACATCGCTCCAGTTGACCAGCCAGCACCGGACCTCGGCCGCGTCATAGCGCCCTGCCATCAGATCCGCCTCGGTGACTGCACCGCTGCTCAGCGCGCCGACTGCCTCGGTGTTGTCGACGGCAAGGCCGGTGGTCTGCATCAGGGCCTGCGCCGTCATGCCCGTTCCCGCCCGAAAGACAATCCCTTCGAAGGTCAGATCGCGGTCGTGATCGGTGAATCCCAGCACCAGGCCATCCTTTCGCTGCACGGCCCAAGCCCGGCACAGGGTTGCAACACCCCCGGCAAGATGCGCCAGCAGATCCTCGCGCCCCGCCATCAGACCCGCAGCTCCACCACCGGAACCGAAGGGACATCCCCCGCCTGAAAGGCATCGATCGAGGTCTGAATGCGATCCGTATCAAACCGGACCGGGACGTCGAACTCGAACCCGGCTGTCAGTACGGCCCCCGGGGCGGGGGCCACCGCAAAGGTCACGGTCCCCGTCGCCGCTGCCAAGGTCCAGTCCACACCAAGAACCTTCTCAACTCCCCCCAAAGCCACGCGCACCGTCGTGGCCACCGGCTTTGCAATCGGGCGCTGGTAGGTCCCTGTCCCGGAAACATAGGTCTTGCTCAGTCTGAAGTCCTTGCGCACCCCATCCCCCTGCCCGATGAACTGGTCCTGTGCCGTCACCGGTTGCGATGGGGCGGTTGATTTGAAGTCCGCCCAGTCTTTCCAGCGGAACCCGTGCAGCTGACCGCGCCGCGCTTCGAAAAAGGCGATCACCTCTCCCAGATCGTCCAGGCTGCGCATCCCCAGACCGGCGTCATAGCGACGGCGCGAATGTTCCCAGGGCGTGCTGCGCTCTTCAAATCCGTTCGTCAGCGTCACGATTTCCGTGCGCCGCTCCGGCCCGCCGGACGACCCGAAACTCAGGTTTACCGGGAACTGCACTTCGTGAAATCCCATTCCGCGCCCTCATCTGTTCCGCTGGCCGCGCGCCAGCACCCGGTTCACCTGCGCGGCGATCTGCCCCTGGCTGCGCTGAAATCCCTGCACGTCCGGCGTCGTTACATTCATGACCACCGACACGCCCCTGCCGCTGCCCCCGGCGCTCTGTACGCCCAGGCGCCCATCTGCGCCCCGTGACAATGGCAGAATGGCCTCCGGACCCGCCTCACCCATCAGGCCCTGTCCCCCGCGCATCGCGAACCCGGTTGGCCCCGTCACGACGCCACCGCGCGCAAAGGGCGTGACGCGGCCCTGTGCGATGACCCCCCCTTTGGCAAAGGGCGTGACAGACGACATCAACCCGCCAACACCCTTGGCCAGAAAGCCGGTCAGGGCATCGGTCACGGGCCGGGTCGCCATACGGTAGACGGTGTCGGACAGGGACTGGCCGATGCCCTTCAGCGCGTCCGACAGCTTGGCACCGTCAAAGACCAACCCATCGAAGGCGCGCCGCAACCCGGTGCCGATCCCGCTGGACAGCACGGTCACCTCGCGTCCCGCCTGGGCAATCCCGCCCTGCATTCTGCCCAACTCGCTGTTAAGGCCCCCGATCCCGCCGGCCGTTGCAGCACAGGCACCTTCAAGCGCCGCGATCTTCTCTGACAAACTGTCGATCTCGATCATCAACCTCTCCCTTCATCCGGTCCGGAAAGGCCCGCACCAGCGCGTCCAGCCGCGCCCGCGTGAACGCGGCCTGTCCCGGCGGCCCGAGGCCGGTCAGAATCTGCAATTCCGCCGGGGTCAGGCGCCAGAACGCCTCCGGCGCCAGTCCAAGCTGCCCGATGCCCACCTGCATCAGGCCGGGCCAGTCGATGCGCGTCACGCCCGGTCGCCAAGGTTCTGCGGCGCAAAGGCCCGCGCCAGCAACTCGGCAGCCATCCGCGCCGCGCCGCCCAGGCCGCCGGCGATTTCCGCCGTGCGCAGGTCTTCCGCCGTGCCGCGCCAGCCGCCCCCGCGCAGACCTGCCACGATCAGTGCCATCACATCCCGCGTGCTGAACCGCCCCTGCTCAAAGCGTTCCACCAGGTCCACCAGGCTGCCCGTGTCCATCGCCGCCTCAAGCTCGGCCAGCGCCCCCAGGGTCAGGCGCGCCACATGCGCCTGGCCATTCAACGTGACGGTCACCTCTCCTGCCCAGGGGTTCGCCATCACAGCGCCACGAAGGTCAAAAGGCCTGCCGAGGCCAGGGTCAGCTCGTACGTGGCCTCGCCGTCAAAGGTGCCGGCATATTCCAGCGCCGTAATCTGGAACGCCCCTTCAATCGTGCCGAAATCAGGCACGATCACCTGAAAGGCCGGCATCTCGCCAGCGAAGAACACCTGCCGCGCGCGGGCATCGGTCTGCTCATCGCGGAACACCCCGGATCCGCTGATCGATGCCGATTTCATGCCAGCCCCGGCCAGCAGTTCGCGCCAGCCACCCGGGCTGTTCAGGCTGGTCACGTCCACCGGTTCCGCATTCAGGCTGATCCGCGTGGCCCGCAATCCCGCCACCGTCTCGAACTGCCCCGACCCCGACAGGTCGATCTTGATCAAAAGGTCCTTGCCATTCTGGACAGGCATCCCGCCGCTCCCCTCAGATGTTTCGTTTACCGCCCCGCGCGCCCTCAGTCCTCGACCCGCGCCCGGAATGTCATGTCAATGCGCCGGACGCGGCCATCATCCCGCCTGCGGGCCGTGGCCCGCTGAAACCACAGGCCCACCAGGCGCCCCCGGCTCAGCGCCAAAGCCGCGTTGTTCAGCGCGTCTGAAATCGCCACCGCCATATCCTTGGCGACGTTGAACCCCGCCGCCTCGCTGATCACGCTGACCGCGAACCGGTGCTCTGCCCCGGACCCGCTGGCATCGGACAGATCGCGCACCTCTTCGGTGCCAATCAGCACAAAGGTCCCGGCGCCCTGCCCCTTGGGAATCGCATCGACGACCGGGATCCCGGCCAGAACCGGCAGGGCGGTCAGGTGCTGATACACGGCGGCCTGCAGGGCCGCGGCCTGTCCATAGCTCATGTCGTCCCCTCTTCCCGGGCAAAGCACAGCAGATACCGCCCCGCCGCATCGCGCTCGGTCACAGCAAGAATCCGGAACAGCCGCGATCCGTCACGAAACCGCTGGTCCGGCCGCGGGCGCTGTTCGGCCCCCACCGGCGCGCCACGCACCGTGATCCGGTAGGTCACCGATGCCCGTGTGAACTCTTCCACCGGCGCGTCCCGCCCCGTGCCGGCCGTCACCTCGGCCCACAGGGTCCCCAGGGCCTGCCAGAACTCCTGATAGCCGCCCAACCCGTCCGGCTCGGTGCGCAGCACCTCCAGAACCAGCGGGCGCGACAGGGATATCCTGGTCATGCGCTGCCTCCGCCCAACACCCGAACGGTCCGCCAGCGCTCGATCAGCGACACAATCGCAAAAGGCAGCCCCTGTTCGCGCAGGCCCATCTCATCGCGCCGTTCATACAGATCGGCCGCCAGCATCAGCACCGCCTGCCGCAGGTCCGCCGGAACATCGCTCCACAAAGCCCCGAAACCTGCCGTGAACACCACCTCGATCTGCCCCGCAACCGGCGCTGACGGCAGCAAGGTCCCTGTCGGCGCAAGGCGCGGGCGGTGCAGATCAGCGATCAGCCGGTATAGGCCGGCATCCAGCACGGTTGATGCGCCCGCAGCATCCTTCAACGTGACCGACACAATGCTGCGCACCGGGGCCACCGGCAGCGCCTGCGCTGCCGGGTCGCGCCAGTCGTCCAGCACCCAGAGGAACACGCGCTGCAGCAGGGCCTTGCCGGTCCGGGCCTCGATCACCGCAATTGCGGCCCGCAGATAGGCTTCGATCAACCCGTCCTGCAATCCCTCTTCGGCAAAGCCGGTGCCCAGGCGCAAATGCTCCCGCATCGCCTGGATCGGCAAGGCAGCGGCCGGAATGGGCGTGTCTTCGTTCAACATTGGGGTCGTCTCCGCTTCGCGAAAGGCCAAAACTTCAGTGTGCAAAGGTCGCCCCGCCCTGCGTCAGGCGAAGCGGCGCACACCGGCCGCCGCCCCTGAACCGGGGCGGCGCACCGGTCACCCGTCAGGTCACGGCGAATCTCAGCAGTTTGATCGCCGCAAAAT